CGTATGGAATCTTTACTTGTACGCCTTCGAAAGGTTTTGCGTAACGTGTTTTCATAACCTTACAGGCTGCACGAATACCACGTACTTCACTAATCTTATTACCGTCTTCATCTTCTTTTAGTTTCAACTTCTTCATTGCAACTACAATTGAAGATGCATAGATAAACCCTTGTCCACCCGAAATCTTATCATCCGGATCGAACATATCTTGTGATGCGTATGTATGGTTAGTACATACTAAGCCAACATTGTGTGAGCCAATCATATTAACTGTGTTACGAACAAGTGCAGTCAATGCCTTAGGCTTACGACCCATATCACCTTTCATATCACCCTTGTTAAACTGATCAACATCTGTAGGTGTTAGCAACATACCCAAACTATCAATAACAAACAGTACCTTAGGACGGTCTTCTTCTGCCATTGCTTTATAGTCGTTCATAAACACACTAATAGTTTTAGCAACGTCATCAATCATACTCATGTTTAGTTTAAGTAGGCTTTCTTCGCTTGTGTCTACGTCTAGTGCGTGTAACCAACTTTCATCAAGTGCGTTTTCTGAGTCAATTAGTACTACAAAGATGCCTTGATCTTGTGCATGTTTTACAATATTACCTGCACAAATATATGATTTACCTGCGCCTGATTCACCTGCAAACACAGTCACCTTACCCATTGGAACACCTTTGTGAAAGTCTCCTGAGATAAGATAGTTGAGTGCGTAATTGCCTGTTGAAACCCAATCAGTCGGATCGTTAAATCCTGCACTCATGCCTGAAATAGATTTTGTAAGAGCAGTTCTAAACTTGCTCGGGTCAAATGATTTGGCCATAATTACTCCTTATTAAGCTAGATAGTTGGCCCCCGTAGGGGCCATATAGTCGTATTAACCTTGACGTGCGCGGATCATTGCAAGAATGTCTTGTGCTCCGCCTGTAGATTTAGCAGCTGGTGCTAGTGCTTCTTCTGCTGCTTCTTCATTTGACTTAAAAGGAATGTCATCCATGCGTGGATTCGCTGCTGGAGCAGGAGCCGGCGCACTTTGACTTGTAGCAGTTGCTTGCGGTGATTCTGCTTTTGTTGGATCACCTGTTCTTGCTGCCATACCTGCTGGACGGAAATAGTTACTCCAACGCTCTGCATCATATGCTTCACCGTCTACTGATGCTTCGAACATTTCTTGCATAACTTTTAGCTCAACCTCAGTTGGCTTCTTAGGAAGAAAGTCTGAAAGGTTAAACAAACCATGTGTATTTACTGCTGCCATTTCAGCATCGCCTAAAGGACGCTCTCTACGTGCCCATGTGCTTGTGCCATAGTCTGCATAACCACCTTTTGATGTTTTGTTAAGGCGGAAGTCTACACCAGCAGTATAATCTGTTGGTAGTTCTTCCATGTCAGGGTCCATAAGAGCCTGCTTAATAATTTGAAATATTTGAGGACCAATAATAAAACGTCTAATTGGATTCTCAGGAGTAGTGTCGTCTGTTAGCGGATTATCCGTTACAAAGCCTTGGAAGATATAAGAACGTTTCTTCCAGTATTTACGACCCATATCTTCAAGAGTAGGATCTTTAAACCAACCGCGTACTTCTTGTAGAATGTTACATCCGTCACCATACATTTCCATACACGGAACTTGTACTTGTACTGGACGTGAGTCCGTCTCACCTTTAATACCTTGGAATGGTAGTTTGATCATCAAACGCTCTTTCCAGAAGAAAGTATTGTCTGCGTCTCCGTCAGGAAGGAAACGGAAAGTACAACTTTCGCCTTCTTTAATATTCCAAAATGGGTAAATTGCGTTATCGCCGCCGCTTGTTGAAACACCTGTTGAACGTGTTTCTTGTTCTTTGAGCTTCGCTCGGATTTCTGCTAATGATGCCATAGTTGTGCCTCCTAATATGTTGCCTATGTTCTACGTGCCTTTAATGTGTAGCACAGTTATTATACTACACAATTTATTTATCATTGTCAAGTGTTTTTTTGACAATGATATCAAAAAGTTAGCCGATTAACTTAAACCGGCTAACGATTTAATTCTATCTAATGCGCCTAGTTTCTTTGGTTCTTTACGTAATGGTAGCTCTGCTTGTTTTTCAATGTCTTGTGCTGCCATACGTTTTTTATCTCTAACAAGTTCCATATAGTTAGCACCGTTGATTGCAACTAATCCGTTTTGTTTAGCATCGACCTCTGCGGCTTTTGCTTTTGTCATTGGATATGTTTTTTTAACTTCCATTGATGCTGGATCATACAATACGATACTATTTCTATATATTTCAAATTGTGAACGTTCACCAATTTCACCTTCGGTTTCTAGTTGCTGTGGTTGATTGCGCATTTGCCACTCTTCGAACTTTGCTGATACTTGCTCAATGAATGCCTTAGCAGGTTCTATGAACTGCTCGCCGTAATCTTTTTCTACCATAGTTAGTACGGCAGTTTCGCCTTTTGGAAACTCACCTGACTCTTTATCGAAGTAACTTAGTATAAACTCACCTAGTGGTGTCTTGTCGTCCTTTTCTAGTGTAATCTCATCGCCATCTGGGCCTTGGATCTTGTCACCTTTTTTCTTACCGTCTTTTTTAGCCTGGCGCACTGCATTTGCATATGCATTGCCTTCGTCAGTGTCTTTATCCATTTTATTTAATACGTTATCTTCGAGCCATCTCAATGCTTTAGAATGCGAAGCATCGAACTCATCGTTATAATATCCACTTTCAAAATCCAAGTTGTCTATAATACTATAGAATGTCTTGATATCTTCTTCGGAATATTGTGCCCAGTTTACTTTTGACAAATTATCATAATCAAAGTCAATACCATTTGGCGGATCTTCTGACATTATGTCATGTCCGTCAAATTCGCTTTCGCCTTCTGATTCTCCAAACTGACCCATCATACGATCAAAGCCTTGTTCTAGTGCAATTTCTTCCTTAGTTTTACCTTTACCAGTTGGAACACATACATCTTTACCGTCTTCTGTACCTGCATATCTGTATCCGTCCCAGCATTCTTTACCGTCTTTGCCTTTGATTTTTTCTTCTAAATCATCTGGTCCTAATTCTTGTGCTTTTGTTGCTTCGCTTACTAGTTTATAAATGTATGGGAATACATCTGCCAATTCTTCGTTGAACTGTTTAATAGTAAGTTGATCAGTCCAGTTCTCTGCAACGTCTGCTGGCACATCTTCTAAAATAGGTGCTTCATAAGCAGCAAATGCTTCAGCATAAAACTTTGGTTTTTGTAACGATGTAATTGTTTTTCTTACTGTATTGATACGATCTTTTACAATGTCCATATATTCACTAAGACTTTCTGCCATTACTGCTGAACGTCCCATATACGATTTAAATTTACGTAACTTAGACATCTCTTCTGATAAACCAATAATGTGTGAACCAAAATCATCGTACAAGTTGCCGCCTTCTGCTATGTGACGAGCCATTGCTCTTGCGCCACTTAGGTGCTTAAATGGATACTTGAATCTTTCACCGCCGGCACTTTCAATATAGATAGTACCAATCTTTTTTGTACGTGGATTGGATGCTTCTAGGTTTATATTTTCTGTATGCTTAATCATTATACGTGCTTCGCCAACCTTTTGATAACTTGTACGTGCTGTGCCATATAGTTTTGATTCGTTCATGTTACTGTCTCCGAAACGTCTGTTCGATAAAAATTTATAATCTCTTTTTGTTAAATTTGATTTAGTAATATCTCTTACATCAAAGTCCATAAGTCGCTTTTTACTAAACTGTCTAAGGTCTTTTAAAAATTCAAACCATGTATTTTTTGTTGCACTATCTTCGTTAGCAACAATATCTTTAGAGTATATTACTGTTAGGCCATCATCTTCTGATATAGACAGACTTATATTACCGAGTGATCTGCCTGATTCTTGATATTCAAAATCAAAGAATCTAGCTTCAGTTGGCTCGTTAGTAGTCTTACCGTTTTCACCGCCTATAGTAACGCTAGGAAAACGACTTCTAATTTTATCGAATAATTCTTCGCCTATTGTGTTAAGATCTTTCATAATGTATTTATCAATAATTGCTACTAATGAAGATAGGCATTGGCATATCGTAATCATCTAAATCATCTGTTTGATTAAACGAATCATACACTCGAGGGTCCCAGTCTTTAAGCACTGCCATCATTCTGATAGCAAGCAAAGTTGCACTTACTAGGTCATCAGTTGTGCCAGGCTTTGCTTGGTAGGAACTTGATGTTGCAACAAAGTTTTTTAGTTCTGATATCAAAGGCTTACTTAATACTTCCATCTTATCATTTTCGATCATAGTTTTTAATCGACTACACGCTGTAATTTTTGTACTGTGTGTAGTATTAAATCCTTTGCGGAATTTACGGACGTGGCCCTTGCGGATAGGCTCACTGACGAACAAACCCGGAATGTTCTCTTCACCGAAGTCGTTTATAACGATAAGGGCAGCCTCGCCTATGCCATTGTTCTCCACGCTCCAGT